TAGAGTCTCTCTCACAGATCGTCGCAACTGGCATATCTGTCCAGACTAAGCTGCCTTAAATACCTATAAACCACACAGACAAAGGCCGAAAGTTCGGCCCCACCCGCCAGCGTCCGTAAAAACGAACTTTAACTGTTGACCAAAACGTCCGTAAATGCGAACATCCGTTCTATTGAAACCTCTGTAGGTTGTAAAGATGGACGAAGCATACGAAGAGTATTTCAACAATCTCAAAGAAGGCGAAGAAGCACTCAGCTTTGCTGAGTTTGTCGAAAGCCTCTCTTAAAAACTTTTTAGTGTGGAAACCGGCGGAGAGCTGTTGCAGTGGCTAACCGCCATTAAGGAGAAGTGTATGTCACAGGTAAAAGAACTGACGCCACATGCTTTTTGGTCATTAGTAAAAACAGCGGCATCAGCAAAAGTCATGCAGCTGGAACTTACTCAATATCTCGAGTCAAATTCCCAAAGCGGGCTTCAGGTGGAAGTGTCCAGCCTTTCATCTCTTGTGCTAAAGCTAACCGGATGTCCTCTTTGTCCCATGACCGACACTGAGAAATCGGCCAACCATGCTTGTTGCAAAGATACAAATACACAGCTTCAAAGCCATCAATGTCACCGGGATAACCCTGCTCAGCAGCCAGATGATCACCAAAGCATTCCAACGAGTAGCTGAGATCAGCTAAAGCTTGCTGAAGATTGTAACGCGCAAGGTAACGTTCTCTACTCATCATAATATCCTTCTTGTTGTTGGGGATATTTAGATTAACCGATCTCTTGCTGTTGGGGAATAACAGGAACCACCTAGCCTGATGTGGTTAAAAGCGGGCTTATTTTCAAATGTGGAGAAACGGCAGTGGGCTATTGCAGTAGCCCACCAGCCATAATCGAGGAAATGATTATGATCCAGGACATCGACGACCTGATTACTGAAATTTTCGATGAATACCCCCAACCGCGTCTCATCTGTAACACCCCTGGCGACTACACATCGCGGCTGGTTTCGCAGCTCAACCTGAAACGCACCGCGCGGCGTACCAGACTGCCATCAACTCACTCACCAGCATGTTCCCGCCCTGCTCAGCAGGAGGCACAGCCATGAGAAAAATAGCCCATTATCGCCGCAGTCATGGCCCGAACGCCGGTTTCAGTGAAAAGCTCGCTTGGCAGCTATCCAAAGGCCCAGCAACTGGCCGTGAACTGGCAGAACGCTTTGGCATGAGCCTGCGTGAGTTCAACAACCTGATCAACAGCACGCTACGGCGCGGCGGTGATACGTTGCAGGTTGAGGCATCCAATCCTGTCTGTCTCGATGGCAACTCTATCGACCGCACCTACATGCTCATCAGGCGTCCACGCCGCGTAGCTCGGCAGGCACTGCCGCCAATGGTCATCAATCAGAGCAATGATCGGTCAGAAGAGGCTATCCAGCGCCACCGAGCTGCAGCTAAACGACGCGCCCGACTGATTGCCAGCGGGATTTACATGGAATGCATGGGTTAAGGAGGCACCAATGAGCATTAAACCTTTGGAAGTGCAGCGTGACGAGGACGGCTACTGGACACACCCGGACTATTTTGTGCCTGCAAACGGTAACGAGTATGGCGTTCCCGGTGAGTTCAGCACGTGGCTGCGTCAGCACAACCTGGAATCATTCACTCTATCCCTAGAATCTGACGATGCAGCATCTGAAGTTGCAGAAAAGTATTTCGATGGGGGTTTTGGCTGCGACATCTCCTCATGGCAGCCATCCAAGCCAGAAGGCAACGGCTGGTTTGTCGGCTCCATTCACGATACCGAGGACGGCCCCTATTGCATCTGGCTTCGCCCTGTAATGTTAGGTGGCCATTAGTGAACGTCCCGTGATCTTTAACTAAGACACGCTTCGCCAAGTTCGCGAAGACAGAAATTGAAACTAAACATCGATAGGCCGTGACCTGTCACGGCTCAGCAGGCCTGTTGCAGCAGGTTATGTGGAGAGAACGAGATGTCTGATATTGAAAACGTGATAATTTCTGATGCCGATATTGAAAAAATAACCGGCTATAAAATCCCCTCAAAACAATGCCAGTGCCTGAAACAGGCGGGTATATTTTTTGTGGTCCGCCGTGATGGTCGCCCCAGAACAACATGGACGCATTTCAATGATCCAATATCATCGCGAAAAGCCCCGGAGACCAATCAGCCTGAACCTAACTTTGGAGCATTGGATTAATGGCTCGCGTTCGCAAAAACGCTGCTGACGCCTGGATGCCGCCACGCGTTTATCGTGGCAGGTCAGCCTATGAGTTCCATCCAAAAAACGGGGGCGCTATCCGCCTATGTGCGCTGGATGCTGCCCAGTCCTCTGTATGGGCGGCATATGAGGCGCTGATTAATGAAATACCTGACGACAAGCTGCTGGCGTCATTGGCTGAGCGCTTTTTCAAATCGGCTGATTTTTTCGAGTTGGCACGGGAAACACAGCGTGACTACCTCAAATATTCAAAAAATGTTTTAGCTGTCTTTGGTGCCATGCCTTCTGATGCAATCAGGCCAGAGCATGTCAGGAAATACATGGACAGGCGGGGATTGAAAAGCCGTGTGCAGGCGAACCGGGAAAAAGCATTTATGTCCCGCATGTACCGCTGGGGCTATGAGCGTGGCATAGTCAAAGGTAATCCAACCAAGGGAGTTAAGAAGTTTAAAGAGGTGTCGAGGGAACGGTATGTAACCGATGCTGAGTACCAAGCTCTCTATTCGTGTGCGCCAGATGTGGTGAAGGTGGCTATGGAACTGGCGTACCTCACCTGCTCGCGTCAGGGTGATATTCTCGCAATGAAGAAGAGCCAAATCATGGATGAGGGGATACTGATTAAACAAAGTAAAACCAGTGTTGCTCAAATCAAGGCGTGGTCACCAAGGTTTGCTGCAGCCATTAAGATGGCAGCTGAACTACCCCTCAAGCCAGGCATGAGCAGCATTTTCATCATCCACCAGTCTAATGGTTCTGGTTACACCAGAGACGGGTTTAATAGTCGCTGGAATGCTGCACGTGAAGCTGCCAGAGTTAAATATCCTGAGTTACTCTTTGATTTCACTTTTCATGATCTTAAAGCTAAAGGCATATCTGACCTGCAAGGAAACCTTTATGAAAAAATGAGCATTTCAGGACATAAAAACATTCAACAAACGGCATCCTACAATCGAAAAGTCAATATTGTCCCAGTTGTGGGAGGTCAATAAGTCAATCTACGATGGGTGGATTTCTAAAGATAAGTTTGCCAGAGGAATCTAGCACTAGGATTTCAAGAGCCTTTGTTATTTTTTTACAAATTCCTTTGGGAACCTTATTTTTCTTACTCGCACACGCTTTATCTTCAAATATATGAATCTCAGCATGATCAGGATTTGTAGGAGTAGGCATTTCAGGCACTTGAAAATAATGGGCTAAAGGCACTGCTTTTTCGCCAGCCTGTTTGATACATGAAACGGAAATTAATCCAATTCCTTTTACAACAACACTTCCTTTTTCTACTTCACTTTTTAGCAAAGAGATAAGGGGGCCTTCACCCAGCGGCAGTAATTTAGTCACAGAAGTATCTCCTTTGCCAAAGGCACTAGGAGTACTTCTGTTGACGTTTTCGTCCCATTGAGGTTCGTATAATGCCCGACCAACTAACTGATCATCGTCAACTAATGCCATTTAGTTTAAACCTATATCCATTTTGACAAAGATTCTAACGACTCACTTAAAGAATAATTTTGTTCATCATTGTCATCACTAAATATTAGGCGATCACGAATAAACGTAATATCCATAAGCCCAACTTTTAAACTTGTAAAACTTATAATGATCGAGCCGTCATAATCAAGATACAAACCCATATCTTCTAAAGAAAGCTCAGCTTTTAACAAGAATCTTCTCAGCATACCCAGCGATTCGACGGACATTGATTTGGCGTCATCACCATCCCAACCATCTTTGACTTTTGCAAGAGTAATCAGTCTTTTTGAAATTTTAGGAAAAACTTCGCCTAAATGAGTGGCAATCTTTATCTTTACATCATCTATTTCATCAAAAGCATTTTTATGGAAATTAACAATAGAAACTAATGCCGAATTATTAAGGGAGTCAATCTTAGAAGTCCACTCCGATAAATAAGAAAACTGCGCCAACACAAAGCCGTTAGAAATAAAATCGTTTTCATTATAAAAACTTGCAATCTCATTGGAGAAAATAACATTAAGACGTGATAAATTCGAGCCACTCAAAGCTCTACTTACAACTGGAGAGTTATTTATATTCATATTTACTTCTCCTCATCGACAAATTTCATTTTATCATGTAACTTTTTAGTAAGACTTATAAAAACATCGTGTATAACATCTCTTGAGTGAGAGAACGCCTCGACAATCTGAGCACTATCACTTTCGAATTGAGTGTCAACCACGACTGAATTCTCCATAATCAAACTATCTTCGTTGCGAACATTCCCCTCAGCAAACAGAATATTTAGGCTTCCAATTTTAATTGGAGTTTTAATATGAAGCAATGGTGTTTCACTACTGTCATTTATTGAATGTTTGGTTATTGCTTCAGGTAAATTTAATTTAATATCTAAATACTTTTCTAGAAATGAACGAAGATCAGTTGATTCCAAATAAGATTCACCAAAAGCGTTTAGGTATTTTAAAGTCAAACTATAACCTGAGTTCTTCATGCATGGTTCTGACTCCAGAAGCGAATCAACACCTGCTTTCAATACTTTTACAAAATCATACCAAGTACTATACGGTTGAAGGGCATTGATAGAAAAGAAACCCGCCCCAACCTGCAGCACAGAAGCCAGTTCTTTAGCTCGTTCTGATGGTGCTGATGCGACTGAAGACTTTTTAAATCTCCAAACAGGATTTGCTAGAGGAAAAGGATATCCTGAAGGAGAGAGTCGCTCTGAACTAAGGTAACCGTGAACGGCTACAAGCTCTTTCAGCCGATTGAAAAATTCTTCGTGAACTTCTAAGCCATGTCCAGGCATAACGAGGGCATTTTTAGGCAAACCAGTTTCCCACCGTATCTCGGCGATCAACTCTACTAAAGGTGAGTTCAAAAACTGTTCTTTCATATTTTTCTCGGATTATCGCCATCATTAGCATAAGCAGGGTGACCTTAATAACAATCCCATGCTCGACTTCCAATGCATTTATACCATAACAATAGACCTAAAAAATCATTTATAAACAGGTTTATCGCTAAAAAAAAGGCTCATTTTAGTTACTGTTCCACCCATTAGCTCTCTATGAGCACATAATGCAAAATTTACTACTTACTAAGGAATTAGGAAAAAATATTATGAATTCCTAAAAAAACAAAAAAGCCGCCCTAAATAGGCGGCCTTACGACAGTGCTTAACATTGATTTTATTAGCTTTTCGATATGGTGCCCGGGGCGGGACTTGAACCCGCACAGCCTTACAGCCGAGGGATTTTAAATCCCTTGTGTCTACCGATTTCACCACCCGGGCAGGGTGTAACTGGAGGCGCGTCCCGGAG